CCTCTTGGCTTACGGCAATGACAACGGCTTTGACCGATACAGCCGGGGCGATATCTCTGAGATTTTCGTTCCGAGATACAAAGCTTCTACCAGCTTCTTCTTGAGGCGGTACACGTCGGTCTTGTAGCCCTTGACGTCCTCGACTACCTGACAACCAACTTGCCCGTCTGGACCTTTCACTGTTTTGTCTAAATATCGAAAATCCGCTAAATAGTCGCATATTTTCCTCCCGTTAATTTCACACCGTATGCGTGGGTGTATTTCCAGATGGCTGATTTCCCCGGCCTCTAGCCTTGGCTTCAGCGTGTGCAGGTAATGCTTTGCCTCGGCCTGGCTGTCGAATGTGTGCCCGTCGAGGTGGACCTTCTTGTTCCTGAATTTGCTATGAGACATAGCCGGCCGCTTTCTCAGCCCGGTCCAGCTCTTCTGTGTCTTTGTCTGCCATTGCTTCTGCCAGCAAAAACTCGATTTGCATGGTCATTGTCCGCATTTCTTTTTTCGCCAGAGCCTGCAACCTCGCCTTGAGGTGAGGGTCTATACGAATCAAAACCTGTGTCTTATCAGACATTTAAGCATCCCGAAAAAAAAGTTACGTTTAGGTCTTGTACAAGCGATATCACGTTGATATATCTTGTGTATAGACGTACAAAACGCAAACGCAGCAAAAGGAGATAGAACGATGAAAAAAGAATTCCACATCCCGAAGGCTTACTACCGCGACCATGTCGAGTGTGACTGCGAAGCGCCAGACATCATCCGGGAGACCAGCCGGCACTATGTCATCAGCGCGGAGGAGACGCCTGAGCTTGCTGAGCTGCGGAGCCGAGCGGCATTCTACGCCGAGCCTCACGTTGACGCAGACACGCCTCACCTGCGCGGCATCGTTGCCAGCGCACGGGCCACCATCAAAATCATCGGCGAAAGGGCGGTGGCCTAACGGCCCCGCCCACCAGGGAGATAGATATGAACCAGCAATTCTGTGCCTGTTGCGGCAAGGGGTCTAGGAAGCTCACCGATATGGTCGAGTACCCACGCAAACAACCCTATGACGGCAACCATGTCGTCGTGCTGACACGCCACTCTCACCCGGAACACCCTGCGCCGTACACCGAGTATAAAATCTGGGATGGCGAGAGTTACCGGCGCAACGAATACGGCAGCTTTTGCAGCCGACGCTGTGCTTACGAATTCGCCGAGGCTGCTGTCCGGGCAGGCTTTAAGCGCATCAGTTAAACCTGCTTGACGCGTACACAACGCAAACGTACCGTGTAAACCGTCGCATAATGTATAGGGAGAATGTGATGCTGACTAACTTGAGGCCGGACCACGGCCAAGAACATACGGGCAAAATTGCTGCGTTTGTCCGGGTATCTACAGATAAACAGGATGTTGTGAACCAGGAATTCGGCATCCAGGCATATCTGAATGGCGGCAAGCACAAGGTAAAGTGGTTTCGCGAAGAGGGGGTGTCATCTGGTGAAGACTGGCACAACCGCAAGGTCTTGCATGACTGCCTGACCTACTGCCGCAAACAAGACGCTACGCTGGTTATCTATTCTATCAGCCGGCTTGCGCGTAAAGACTGGGAAACCCTGCGCTTCTTCGACCAGGAGGTTAAGACCGGCAACATCAAGCTGGTTGTTGTCGATGACCCGACACTTGATGAAACGACAATCGGCTTCAAGGCCCTGTTTGCAAAGCAGGAGCGGGACCAGATACGAATCCGCACCAAGCTGGCACTGGACCGCATCAAAGGTGAGATTAGAGAGAAGGGCAGCTACACCAGCAAGTCCGGCAACGTCATCACCAAGCTCGGCGCTCATGCCAAGCTGGCCGAGGCTAGCCAGAAGGGCGCTGAGAAGGCCAAGGAGAAGGCTGTCAACCGCGCCGAAGAGGTGTGGCCTATCATGGAAAATCTGCTTGACCGGGGCATTGGCTATCGCGGCATTGCGCGTGAGCTGAACCGTATGAAGATTGCGACCCCGGCCAAGCGGCGTAACCCTGACCTCAGCCGGCAGACCGAATGGTATGCCAGCTCTGTGCGTAACTATGTGCTGCGTATGCAAAGCAAGGGAGCCAAGTGATGGCAAAAGTTGACGAAATGGAATGGCACGATGTGCTGAACAACCCACCAATGGGTCCGCGGCTGGACACAATCGAAAAAAGACTGTTTCGCGAGTATGCACGCGCTGTTTGCAAAAAGGAACTAGAGATGCACACCCGCCGCCAGACGGCGATGGACACGAAAATGCAGAGATATTTTAATTCGACGCCAACTAAGAACGCCTTGGGGCGTCTACTCGCTTTAGGTTTCTATGACAACCGACATTACACAAAGAACGAGATTTCCGAGGCGCTGTTCATCACCCGCCAGGCGGCACATATCCTGATGCAGGACTGCCTGGATGAGGGCTGGGCGCAATCGGACGGGAAGGCCAGAAACAAAGGGTATATGGCGACTAGTAAGCTGATTGGCGGCATGGAAAACTATGTCGAACATCTCTATGCATTACCTAGCCGGAACCGCATTCGCGCTTGCCATGATGCACTTTCCGGGGTGCGCGAGCTGTGTAAAGAGACATGACACAACTGCATAAAGCCGTTTTACGTTTGCGAATGAGAACAATTCGCATATAAAAAGGATACGGAGTATGAAATGCGTTTAACAAGACAGCAAAGGCTGAACATGAACCCGACCCTTGCCGCCATGCGGCAGGGGCTGATGAATTACAAGCGCAGGATGGAAGTGCCTATGTGGCACCGGGACCACCTGCGCCATGCAATCACTGTCTTAGAAGATATGACGGATGAGCTGAAGCGCATCGATGGGTCGAACAGCCTACGCAATGTTGATAAATGCATATACGCACAAGGCGTGATAGTGTCGGCCCACAAGCGCTTTGCCGCTGCCAAGCCGCACGACCCGCGTGTCCGGGGAACCGAGCAACTGGTCTATGACCCGCACCTCATTGACGTCAATGGTCATGAAAAACTGCGAGGCCGTGAAGACCTGAAAGAACCCCGACAAAAGCCAGACGTCAGGTCTAGGGCCTGAAAAACAACATCTGGAATCACAACGTCAGGAACTTCGAGAGCAACAAAGGGTTACAAGATGAAACGTCGCATAATGTATAATCTTCCTGTGCAGTCTGAATTTCAGGCTGATCTGGGCAAGCTGATCTGGCAGGTAGCAAAGGTTGCTGGCACTGCCATCCTCATCACACTTTTTTTGATAGAGATATGGGCGCTGTTCTGGTTCCTGTGTGCCCTTGATGATGTGTGTTACGCCGCCAACACTGGGGGCCTGTGACATGACCATCAAAAAAAATATCAACCTGTCGCAAAATGTATCTTGTTTAAGCCTCAACAACTTACCTTTATTTTGCCGCATAATGTATATTAACAGTCTGATTTTCATTGAAAAAATTGGGTTGACGGCTTGTGAAAAATACAGCACCTCTCCTTTAAAAGGAGAACTGTGACATGCCAAAGTTAACTGTACCGGGCCAAGAGATTGGCAGCTCCGAAGGGCCAGTGATTGTGCTGCATAAAAACCAGTACGGCGACACGCGCCAAAAAAAGCTGGACGAATTTCGTCATGTGCGGGCAGGGGTCGAGCTACTTAACACGACGTTTTTAAACGCACGGGCGCTACGGCGCGGCACACACTTGGAAAAAGGTGTGGCGTCATGGGCGCAAGAAGAGCTTGAGATACTGACAAACGCAGCGGTTAAGATGTGGGAACCGAAAGACGCTTTCCAAGACAGGTCGCGCAAAATCGGCAGCAGCATTGACCGCATCATTGACCTTGAAGGCACACTGCGCCTGTCCAAAGGCGACCAAGAGTACGAGTTCGAAGGCGAAGGCATCTGTGAAATCAAGACGGACTATTACCATCAAGGCAAGGTGCGCCCGGAGTGGGTCATACAGGTGCATCATCAGATGCTATGCAGCAATCTAACGTGGGGTGTCGTCGCTTGTGCGGACCAGAAAGGTCATCTGAATTTTTACCCTGTGCCTTTCGACCAGCGGCTGGCTGACCATATGCTGGCTTGCTATGAAGAGTTCTGGCAGCTCGTTGAAAGTGGCGAAGACTACCCGCCCATCGCGGAGCCTGACAAGCCAGAGGCCGTGGACATTACCGAGGCTCTGCCGAAAACCAACCATGACTTTGTCCAGCTATGCACTGATTACATCCGCGCATCAGCAGAGGAATCAGCGTGGAAAAAAACCAAGTCGCAACTGAAAGAAGCCATTGAGTTTGCAATGGACGCGCTTGACGTCGAACACGCAAAGTTCCCTGGCTTTGAGGTGAAGTCTGAAACCAAAATGAGAGAGCGCAAGGAACAGGTCGGGACGGGTGAGTTCTATGAAACGACCAGCTTTAGCGTGAAGGAGATTAGCAGTGAGTAAGTTAACAATATTGGAACCCAAGTCGCTGACTGAAGCGATGGAGTTTGCAGAGGTGTTAAGCAAGTCCGGCATGGTGCCTGAGCATTACCGTGCCAAGCCGGCAAATGTCCTTGTCGCAATTCAGTGGGGATACGAGCTGGGCCTTGCGCCCATGCAGGCTTTGCAAAATATTTCGGTCATTGGCCAAGGCCGTCCGAGCATATGGGGCGATGCGATGCTAGCGCTGGTCAAAGTACACCCCATGTTCAGAGGCATCCATGAGCAGCTTGAAGGTGACACTGCCGTCTGTGAGGTGAAGCGAGAAATGGCAAACGGTGAGATTGAAACCACCCGCGCTACGTTCAGCATTGCCGAGGCACAGAAAGCTGGCCTGACAAACAAGAAGGGGCCGTGGCAGAGCTACCCCAACCGTATGCTGAAGCTGCGGGCGAGGGGCTTTGCACTGCGCGATGCGTTCCCTGACGCAATCAAGGGGCTGATTACCACCGAAGAGGCAAATGATTATCCCGACGCTGAAAATCAAAGCTCTGTAAAGCCCGTACATAGACCTTATGTATCGTCCGAGGGTGATACGGTACAAAATATACTGGACGCCGTCAGTGAGCCTGAGAGCGCCAGCAATGAGGTGCCGCCTGTAAAGCAGTTGGTTTTGTCTGTGCCGAACCGTGATTCACGCACGTTTCAGTCTGAAGAGCAGTGGGCGCACGAATATTCGGAGCTGATGCTGTCGATGCGCCAGTGCAGTCTGCCTCACGCAGACCGCCGCTCGAAACTGAAAGAGCTGGAGCAAATGAACGCCGAAACGCTGGATGCTATCGATGAAGAGTTGGCAACCGAGCTGCGCGACAAGCGCAAAAAGTTTAACGCCGGGTTGGCAGTAGAAGAAAAGGAGCAAGCTGATGAAGGCAGGACTGACGCCCAAACAGAAACAGGTGTTTGATTACCTGCGCCTGTACCATCGTGTTCACGGCTGTTACCCATCCGTGCGTGAAATTGGCGAAGGCAAGATTGACGGTGAACAAGTCCTGACTAAACGGACTAGCCCGACGTCGGTGCATCGCTATCTGAAAGCGCTGGAAGAACGCGGCTGGATACAGGTGATGCCGGGCCGCGCTCGGTCAATCACTATCCTTTAGTCAACGACATGGCTTGGTGCAGCGTTTCATCGTTGCGCCGAGTCCACCCTTTGCCGAAATGCTCAAAGGTTTTTAGCCTTTCATAAAACGCTTGCCGACGTCGATGCATTTCTTCCAACACTTCACTTACTGGCTTGCCGGCCACCGCCGCCAAGGTCTTAGGCCCAATGGCTCCGTCCGGTGTAGCGCCTACGCACTTCTGCAAGGTGCGGGCTGACCGGCCGGTGCCAGCGTTGACTGCGAAATCGAACGCGGCCCAGTCGAGGCCAGAGGCGAGGCTGTCTGCATGGACACGGTTCCAGTATTCCTCACGGTATATCTGTTCGACATGCGCGTCTGGAATGTTACGCATTACATCCTCAGTAATTGGGGCATCGACATCCAGTGTGTCTGACAGCCACTGCTCATAGACACGGGCAGTGATGCCCTTCATGGTGATTCCACCGGGGTCATTTTTGTGCGCTGAGAAGCCGCCCTCATGTTCCAACAGCCAAGCAAGGCACTGGTCAAAGTTATTCTTCATGCCGTTTGCTTTTTCTTGCCAAACTTTTTCAGCGCCGCGAGGCGAAAAGCCTTGTCAGTAGGCGCACCCTTGCTGCCGGGCTTGCGCATCTTTTCGCCAGAGCCTTCGCGGATACGTTCACGTTTATGGTGGATGTTGGCATACAAACCGGGTTTAGCGTGTGGCATCTCTACTGTCCTTTCGTATCAGTGTTTTGTTTTTTGTCGTAACTCCGCATGCCGGCGATGCCGAGCATTCCGAACAAAAGCGGCATCATCACAGACATATCCGCTTGCGGAATAGTGACCCCGAAGCCGGCAGCAATCGGGCTTACAAGGTAGTTAATGCCAAGTGACCAGCCGCAGATGTGCCCGATAAGCGGCCGCCAAGATGACTGGAACCAGTTGCCCTTGGCGTCTTCCTTAGCCACTTCAATCTGCGCCAGCGCCAGCTCTTGTGCGTGGCGTTCAGCCATTGTCGCTAAGTCGTGTGCTAGCTGTGCCTTCTGGTCTTTGTCCTCAATAAACTTATCTAGCAGCCCAGACACTGGGCCTATCAACGCTTGTATCATTCGTAATCCACCCTAATACACATCATCTCTTGGTTATCACCGCGCTGGATATCATGCTCTATGTAGACGGCCCTCTGATGGCATTCCTCAAGAGTGTCAGCGTCAGTCAGCGGCGCGACGTTGTAGTTAAACGGCGATACGGCAGTCACCAATATGACCACCCAGACCGTGTTCATTTTTCCGAACCCAGCCACACAGCGAACGCGCCAGTCATTGCGCCGCTGCATACAGAAATCATGGCTGACTGTGCGGTAGACAAATCATCCAGAGACATCCCCCATTCCAAAACTCTGATGTACATTATCGTCATAACCAGCATCATTACTCGTGGCAGGATTTTCCAAGCCAGAAACCGCTCCGTCGTCACTTCCATTATTGCAGCCCTTTCAGATATTGGATTAATAGGTACAACACCGCTGCGCCCACAATCAGAATGGCTGGGATGACAGTCCACATGATGATGGCGTCACGCACCTTTGCCTGCCTTTCTAGCTCTTCTTTTTGCAGTTGACGCTGCCTAGCTATTTCACCCTGCAACCTTTCCCACTGGCCGGGCTTGCCGAAATACTGAAAAATCTGGTGCATCTCTGCACGCATCTTGGTCAGCTCTTCCTTGCGGAAAAACTCATCTATACCGGCCTGCTCTGCGCCAGTTAGCTTGGAAAATATGCTGTTCTTTTTTCTGGTCGCGCCGAAATTTAATTCGGCTTCAGCCTTGGCGTAGCGCGAAATCGGCCCGGAGAGGCTATGCAAATCCTTGCCGGCCTTCACGGCGCTGGAAATGGCGCTGCTGGCCGCAGAAACCGCCGCAAATGCACTCATGGGGTCTATCATCTCAACCCCTCATTAACACGGTCAGAAGCAGCACAATGGTTGTGCCGGCAGAGCCAACAAGCACAGCCTCAAGCCGTTTCACTCTGCTCAACAGCTCGATGAACCGCTCCTGGCTTAAAGCTGTGAGCGTGTCCAACTCGGCCTTGACCGATTGTGCAGTAGGCTTGCTCACTTCTTCTTAGCCTTTGCTTTCTTTGCCGGCGCTTTTTTCGCAGCCTTGGGAGCCGGTGCCGACTTGGGTTTCAGCTTTGGGTTCAAGTCATAGAGGTGGGGCATAAAGGTTCTCCCAATCATGTGTAAAAATCTGAAGATACTTTTGGTCATTGTACAATCAACCTAATGCAAACTCGCCAATCACTTTTACTACGCCCACTCTTCCGTAGGCGCATCAGGCCAAGTCGGATTGGCAGGTTCAGTTTTACGAATAGTGCGAACGGCAGAACGATATGTGGCAAAGGCTGTCTTACACGAGTTTGTTAAACCACTGTCATCAAGTTGGGTCCAGTCGCTCTGGTCAAGGATAGCTTGCGCCGTGCGCGACACAGACAATGTTCCACTTGGGTCGAGTTGTATGATGTTTCTGTAGTTTGCCATTTTTACCCCAGTAGCTTGAACGACGCGCCATTAAAATTACCGTTGCCTTGAATGTAAATTGTGCCGGTTTCGAGTTGCACAAACATATAGTCGCCAGCATCCATTTGTCGGATTGCCGTGACTGTCCCCGTGTTGAAACTAGTGTTGGCAAAGCCTGAACCAATATCCGTGTCCGAAGAACCGTCGTTGTGGTAAACTGAAAAGTTAAAAGAGCCACTGCTGCTGATCATCGTGACAGTGATTTCGTAGACACCAGCAACCGCAGCCGTGAAACGCCCTGTGCTTGAACTGTAGACACCAGAATTGTAATTCTCGATATTGAACTTTATCGCAGTCCCCGTCGTTGAATACGGGTTTGAACTATCCTGACTATTCCCTGTGCTGAGTTTTACGCTTGCGGCTACGACGGAACCGCCGCCGCCGCCTATGCCAAGATTGGCTGGGGTGATTTTCTTCATCGTGCCGCCATCATCCACAAGGACAAAGTCAGCATCAGATGAGCTTGTGGTGGTGGTGGGCGTGTCAGAGTTTCCTGTTGTCAGAACCGTTCCGGTAGCATCCGGCAACGTGATCGTGCGGTCTGCCGTTGGGTTGGCGGCTGTGAAACTTGTTTCAAAATCGTTATAGGTTGTCCCCTCAAACTGTATAGAGAGGTTAGTGCCTAAATAAATGTTCTGATAGAATTGAGCTAGGCTGAATGACATCCGCTGGTAAACGGTAGAAACACCATTTCTTGTCACAGAGATATCAAGCTGCCCGTCAGGATTTGAGGAAGCTACATCAACAGTCCTAGCGTCAATTCGTGCGTACTCAACTTGCTGTCCGGCATCATCGTTGCCGTCAAAGGTGATTTGCCCCAGATCATCATTTGCCGCTGGTGAGACACTATTGCGATACAGAGAAATGTCTGGACCTGCTTCAGCCCCTCCGCCAGAATTGTTAAAGGTAACGCCGGTAGAGGTTGTCTCAAGCCGAAGGGAGTTGTTGAAATAAAGCGCAGCGTGACCATCATCGCCGCCGAACTCTGCCATTTTGACGCCGTCAGATTTTTCAATGAGCAGATCATTTGGGTTGGTCCTGTAAATTATTCTGACTGCGTTTGTAGCATCAGAAAAATCACTGCCATCTCTGAACTGAATGAAGTTCGGTCCACTGCCCCCTATGTCGATAACTGGGTTAGTGTTATCTGAAAGCAGCTTCATATTTCTAGTGCGGCCTTCAGTGCCATTGGCTAGGACTACTGTGCCAGTGTCATCCGGTAAGGTAATGGTGCGGTCTGCTGTTGGTTCACCGGGAGAGAGTACGGTTTCAAAATTATCCGCCGTTGTGCCTTCAAAACGGATATCTGCACCAGTGGTTATATCAAGTCGACCATTAATTGATACGCCGCCAAACTTCACTTCCATTGTGGTGTCTTGTGACCCGCCGACTATAGGTAAGAATTTTATTCGCGCGTCCTCAGTGCCGTCACTAGCATCAGCAATTTCTGTAAAAATAGCTCCGTAAGTTACATCCTGCCCCGCGTCGTTTTTGCCGATAAAATTAATCCGGCCCAAGTCATCACTATCCGCTGGAGATGCACTATCGCGGAAAAGGGTGAGTATTGGGGCATCTGCATCACCAGCATCCGTTGACGTAATTGTCACGCCATCGGCTGTCGTCTCCAGCTTCTTGGAGTTGTTGTGATAAAGCTCAATAGCACCTTGTTTTATAGCGTTAAACATTGTTGCACCACCACCTGTTTGCATGGTG